AGAGCGAATGCTCGCAGATAATGATGAGCCGCGTGTCCATCACGATGGCGCGAAGCAGCTTGTCGGCCGTGGGCACGACGATGCGGAAGAGCGGGTTCCACCACAGCCCCTCGCCGTCGACCTTCTCGCCGCTGAACCACACGGCATTGTCGTAGCCGACGACGAACGCGCGCCCGAGGCCCGTCACGCCCGAGGAGAACGCCGGCGCCGAGTAGCGCGCCACGGCCGGCGACTGGCCGAGGACCTGCGAGTAGCACTCTTCGCCGACCGAGGCATCCGCATCGCTCAGCTTGTCGACGAAGGTCACCGTGTCGACCGTCGGATCGTTCGCGACCTGGCCGACCTTGCGCAAGATCACTCCGGCCGTCGTGCCCGTGAGCGTCGGGCTGAAGGTCCGGTAGATCTCGATGAAGGAGCCCGTCTTGATGGTCGTCCGGTCGGTCGACAACGTGAGCGTGACCTGGGTGTCGGCGCCGCCGAGCCCCTGTGTCTGAACGTTCGAAAGCGCCGAGCGGTACACGTTGTTGGCCGCGTCCGTCCAGGCCTGCACCGCGACGTACTTGAGCGTCGAGCTCGGCGTGAGGCTCCCGCCCGCCGCCGGCACGCTGGTCACGATCTCGGGCGCCAGGCCGAACCCCTGCTCGACGAACTGCGCCCCGTCGAATGCCGTCGCCCGCATACCCGGCACGATGAGCGCGTCACCCGTCGCGACCGCCGTTCCCGGGATGTCCGAGATGGTCACGTCCACGATGGTCGTCGACGCGGAAAACTGGCCGCCCGGCATCGCGTTGGTCAGGCCGAGGTTGCCGAGCGGTAGGTGCAGCGTCCCGTCGGTCACCGCCGCGGCGCTGGCCAGGAACCACGGCGTGTAGACCACGCTGTTGCGACTTGTGGCGTAGAAGGCGTACGCGAACCCGCGCTCGAGCTCGCCCACGATGATCGGCGCGTCCGCCGACATGTCGATGACGAAGAACGCGGGCTGCGCCTCCAGCGCCGAGACGTCGCGCACCGTGCCGGCCACGGCGTTGCAGGCCCGGCTCTGGTAGTAGGAGACGAGGCGCCACACGCCGTCTGGGTCGACGAAGGCGCGTGACACGGGCGCCACCGACCTGATCGCGCCGAGCGACGACGCGCCACCAGCGTGGACCAGCTCGTAGCAGAACGTGTAATTGTTGAGCGCAGCCGTGCTGGGCGTCGTCGTGTTGTCCTTGAGCGCGCCGACCGCGACGCGCAGGTCGAAGCTTCCGTTCTTGACGAAGCCCGTGATGCTCCCGACCGCCTCGCCGGCTGCGATTCCTGCGAACGTCGTGTATGACGTGACGACAGCGCCCGCATTGCTGATCTCGAACGCCTTGACCGTCGTGCCGCTCGAACCCGAGATGAAGATGTTGTTCGACGAGAACGTCGGGTTCGCCAGCAGTGCCACGCCATCGGGAATGTTCGTGGTCGGCGTGAACGTGCTCGACGTGATGACGCCCGCCGCGTAGGACGAGTACACGACCGTCGTCGTCGCGGCCGTTGCCGTCACGAACACGACCTTCCCCGTGAAGGGCTGGTACGCAATGTCCCAATTCGGGCGGGCCGTTCCGCCCCAAGACACGGACGACGTCGCGAGCTGCGTGCCAGTCGTGTCGAAGACCTGGATGTCGGTGGCCGTCTCGGCGCTCGACTGCGAGAACACCCAGAACTGCGCACCGTCGCTGACCACCTTTGCGCGCGCCGTGCGGGACGGAGCGAACGGGGCCTTGATGACCGCGCCGCCGGCGTCGACGATCATGATTTGACTGCCGCGCGTGTCGTCGTTGATGACCTTGCAGAGCACATTCCCCACGGCGGCGTTGTCGGGCGCGAAGGCCTTCGTCCCCATGCCGTAGAGCGGCCTTCGTGCCATCGTCTTCATCGCGAGGCGCATCACGCCGTAGGGCGCCACGCCGTCCATCCGCTCCCAGGCGTTCGCCGCCTCGCTGCGCGCGTAGGGCGTCACGCCACCGACCAGGACGAGCAGGTTGTTCCAGGAGTCGAGCAGCTTGGGCTTCGTAGGCGCCGCAGCAGTCACGCCCGCGGCGAACGTCGTCGTCGAGAGCGGCGTGTAGCCGGGCCGCTTCTCGAGGCGTAGCGTGCGCCCTTGCTGGCTCCCGGCGAACCGCCGCACGAGCATATTGCTGATGCTCTCGAGGCGCCCGGTCGGCCCGGCGGATGACGGCGCCTGCTGATTCATGGGCATCAGCTCGACGTTGACCGTCTGCTCGGGGAGCCCGCTCATCTGACCCGGAACCCCGGCACAAGAACCTCGGTCCCGTCCTCCGCACGCAGCCGCAAGAAGTGCGACGGCAACGTAGCCGGCAACGCATCGGGGCCGTTGGTGAAGGTGAGCGCCTGCGAGCCTGGCGCCACCGATGGCGTCCCGGCGCTCGCCTGCTGCTCGGATTCGGCGCGCTTCAGCGCGGCGCCGATCTCGTCCTGCAGCCGTGAGAATTGCTCGCGCAGCTCGGTCCACGTCGTCGCCGTGAGCTGGATGCGCTTGAACGGGACCGACATTCATCGCGTCCTTTCGAAGACGTAGTGACCCTTGACGTAGTAGTGCAGGAATTTCCCGACGCTCGTCGCGTTCACGAGCGCGTCGTACGTGTCGCGCGGAACGCTGTAGTACTCGTACTCGGAGCCGTTCAGGAAGCGCACGCCCATCGTCATCGTGTCCTCGTCGTACCCGACCGCCGCGACGTTGCTCGACGAGACCGAGCGCCAGCCCATCCGGGACTCGCGGTCGGACATGAAGGCGTCGAGAACGCCACCCTTGAAGCGCCCGCCGATGTCCCTGAACGTGTGCCGCGCCATCACCTGAACCCCCCGAACGGCCAGCCGCGCATCTCGTTGCCGTACCGCGCATCGGACGTGCCGCCCTGCTCGGCCTCGCTCTCGCGGTTGTTGGCCATGGTCCGCAGCTCGGCGAGGAGCTGCTGTCGGCGACCCTCCAGGGCGTTCGTGTCGCGCTTGGCCTTCTGCAAGATGCGGATCGCCGCTGTCACCTCGAGGAACTCGCGCCGCTTCTCCTGGATGTTGTCGAGCGACGTCGTGAGCGTGAGCGGGACGAGCTGCGGGATGTACCAGATCCGATAGGCGCCCGCGGCGTTGTCCGACGGCGTGACCTGGAGGATCTCGCGGCCAGCGATGCGCCCGTGTGCACGGTACATCCACTTCCCGGAGTTGCGCTCCTGGAAGCTGAACACGTGCATCGTGCGGTCGTTGATGCTCATGCCGCCGCCTTGGTCTTGATGTTCACGAGCAGACCCTTGTAGGCGAGCGCCACGGGGCACGCGCGCTGTACGTAGTTGTGATCGGCGAGGATGTCCGCATCGCTGCGCGCGACGTTCAGCAATCGGATGTTGCCGATCCAGCCGCTGTAGCCCGACCCGAACCCGTCGGCCGCGAACCCGCCGAAGGTCAGGCGCTCCGTTCCGTCCGTCGGTGGCGTCACGCCGGTCAGCGAGCCGAGCAAAGCGCCGTCAATGAACGCGTCGATCGCGAAGTTGCCGGGGCTCGTCTGCTTCCGGCGGATGGCCATGTTGTGGATGCCGGTCGTGAACGGCGTCCAGCCGATGCTCGGCACGAAATCGCGCGCGCCCGCGCCGTCGAACCAACCGAGCCGCACCGCCGCACCGTCGATGAACGAGTCGTAGAGCACCCGCGACGCGCCCGCGTTCAGGCAGGCGAAGAAGCTCTGCGCCGTCGTGTGGTAGCTCTTGAACGTGAACTGCATGGTCAGCTCACCCGTGAGCCGCAGCACGGCGGCCGAGGGCGCGATGAGCGAGTTCTGACTGGAGTGACCGCCGGTCCCGTCGTCGAGGCGGAATCCCTGGAGACAGGTATCGAAGTTCGCGTAGACGATGCTGCCGTGCGCCGCCGCCAGGTCGTTGCCGTTGCCCGACGAATCGGCCGGCGTGCCCTGCGCGGTCCACTGGCCGACGGTGTTCGCGATGAGCGGGAGCACGCGCATCAGATGCCCTCCCGCGACACGACGGCGATGTACTTCTGGCCGCCAGGGTTCGGCACGTCGAACGAGACGTTCAGCCCCACCATGAGCCCGCCCGTTCCGGCCGGCGGCGCGGTGATGGTCGCAAGCAGGGCACCGGTCTCGGTGATGTCGCCTTCCACCGCGGTCGCGTAGAGCGCGATCGTGGCGGGCGCGTTCGCCACCTCGCTTTGGAGCACGACGGACGCCTCGACGGTGATGGTCGGCCCGAATTGGTCGAAGTCGACGAACCACTCCTCGTCGAGCACGGGGCCGTTCGTCGTGTTAATGGTCGACGTGCCGAAACGCTTGAGCGTCATGGCGCGTTTCCGATCTCGAGGACGAACCCCGCCCACTGCATCGACACGGGCGTGCCGCTGTTGTTGCCGGCCTTGTCACAGATGGACAGGTACTTGAGCCCGCCCGGGTTCGCGATGGTGCCGTGGCTCGCCACGCCCACGAAGACGCCGCCGGTGCCGCCCGCGGCGAAGGTGACCTGTCCGAGCAGCGTGCCTGTACCGGTCACGTCGCCCTCGGTGGCCGTCGCATACACGAAGAACCCGCCGGGGCTGGCCGCCGCCGCGCTCTTGACGACGAACGACACGCGCACGTCCAGCGTCGCGCCGAACTGGTCGAAGTCGACGTAGTGCTCATCCGCCTGGGTCAGCGACGCGCTGGTGCTGTTCGTGACCGGCGTCGTGCCGAAGCTGTTGATGCTGAGGAACGGGCCGCCCGCTACGGTGGGCGTCACGGGCGTGGTCGTCAGGCCGCCCGGCAGGTAGTCGAGCCCCTGGATGCGGTCCAGGTCCTCGGGCAGCATCGCGAAGTTGGCGGGCGGCGTGCCGAGCCCGGCCGCCGTATACGCCGCCGCCAGCAGCGGGTCGGGCAGCTGGAACTCGTACGGCGTCGAGTACACCGACTCGTCCTGCTGGTTGAGCAGGTCGTAGAGCTCGATGCGGGCGTCATTGATCCACGTGAGCACCTCGTCGTCGAGGACGAACGCGGTGTTCTGGTACCCCGCCCGTTTGCGCGCGCCGTCGACCAGGTCCTGTCCCGTCGCGTTCGCCATCAGGCCGCCGCCTGCATGGGTTGAGCTGGCGCGGGCGCGACCGGCGCGCCCATGTCAGGCGCCGTCTGAACGGGAGACGGAGCGACCGCCTGTGGCGCCGGCGGCGCGGGCGGCAGGGCAGCCGGGTTGGCCGCGAGCTCGGCGAGCTGCGCCATGAAGTCGCGCAGGAGCTTGAGGACCCTCGGCGGTGCGGCCCGTCGCTTCTCGTAGTGGTACCGCGCGTTGACCGTCTGAATGGCAGTCGCCGGGTCGTCGTAGACCTCGGGCGGGTAGTACTTCTGCTCGGTGATGATCTTGTCGAGCGTCCACTCGAGCTCGTCCTGGACCGCCGTCGCGAGCGATACGAAGCGCTCGGTGTCCGGAACGTCCTCGAGACGGAACGCCTCGGACCGCGAGATGAAGCCGTTGGCGTACCACGTCGCGATGCGCTGCTGCCGCCCGGCCGGCTCGGACGGCAGCGCCGAGATCGGGAACGCGCGCCGGCGCGCGCCGCCCGGGCGCATGGCGATCTGGTCCCACTCGATCGGTCCCTCGGGCGTGTCGACCTTGAGCTTGATGGCCTCGGCCGCCTCGTACGTCAGGTCGGCGACGTCGGTCAGGTAGTCCTCGGCGTTCTTCGCCCAGTTGATGTTTCGGCGGTCGTGGATCTGCTCCATCGTGATGAGCGCGCGGCCGCTCGTGATGCCCGGGTCCTTGACGCCTCCGGCCTGCTGCGACGACACGCCGATGCGCATCAGGAACTCGTCCTTGATCTCGCGCCGGTACGCGTAGATTTCCGGGCTCACCGCCGGCGGCGCCACGAAGTCGGGCTTCTCGGTGTCGTAGCGGACGATGCGCTGCTGCAAGCTCGACTGCAGCTGCTTCGTCGAAATGTTGCTGTCCTCGCGCGCCAGGATGGTCCCGATCGCGCCGTGCTTCTGCCCCTCGTGGATGACCGCCATGGTGCGGTTCACCTCGAGCTGGTAGTCCCAACCGGCCTCGGGGATGCCCATCGACCAGAAGCCGAGCGACTGCGGAATGCCCCTCATGCGGGCGAGCGGGAAGCGCTTCCGCGTCCACGCCTCGTCCTTCAGCATGAAGTCGGCCAGGCACTTCGTGTGTCGGCCGTGCTTGCCGTCCGGGTCGGGCAGCTTCCAGGCCTCGTAGACGAGGACGACGTCACCCATCTGCGTCGACACGCCGATGCTCGCCGGCTGCGCGTTCTCGATCGCTTCGACCACCTCTGCACTGGCACCGACGTAGTCGTCGAGCAGGTCCTCGCGGTTGACCAGCCGGGCGATGATGATGCTCGTCGGGTTGCCGCGCGCCGCCTCGATCTCATCGACGAGGCACTCGTCGCGCAGGATGCGCACGTACCGCACGTCCGTCTTGCGCTCGTTGACGTCGACCAGCGTCAGGCCGTCGCCCCAGGTCTCCGCGTCGATGAAGCACGGTGCCGCGATGTCCTGATACAGGCGGTGCCGCTCGAACGTCTTCGCGAACCAGGCCTCTTGCGCCTTCGCCTGCGTTCGCGCGTTGAAGTCGCCGTCGGGGATGACGGTGATCCACGACCGGTTGCAACCGAACAGGTTGAAGATCGTCTCGATGCCGAGCGCGATGATGTTGTCGGTCGGCAGCGTAAACCGCGCGCGAGCCGCCGCGGCCGACGCCGGGCCGACCCGCCTTGTCAGCGACGAGCCGAAGAGGACCGGCAGGTCACGCCCCGTCGCCATGCGGGCGTACAGCGCGTTCTGGTAGCGCGACCCCATGGTCGCGTTTTCGATGGCAGCGGCGCGCGCAACGATGGCCTCGACGACCGCTTCCGGCTCGTCGGGTTCGACCTGGAACCACTTCTCTTTGTTCGGCGCGGACTTTTCCGCCACGGTGCCTCCAGGTCAGGCGGCCGACGCTGCGCAGGCGCCGGCCGCCGTCCCGTCACTTCTTCTTGTCGAGCAGCTCGGACAGAGCCTCCTCGAGTGCGGCGACGTCCCCGGACTGGAACGCCGCCATCATGTCGTTCGCGCACGCCCCGAGGTCGTAGGTGCCGCCGGCAGACTTCTTGGCCGGTTCCGCGCCTTCGTCCTCCCCGCCCTCGTCGTCGAGCTCGACCGACTCGTCGTCATCCGCGTCCTTCACCAGGTGCGCGAACTTCGACTCGTCGCTCCTCTCGCTCGCCGCTTCCATCAGTACCCCGCGATGGCCGCCTTCGCGGCGAAGGTGAGGCGAAGCGTGTTGCCGCTCGCGATGTCCGTCTTCGTCGTGCCGGCGCCCGAGTCGACGTACACGAAGAACTGGATCGACGTCGCGCCGGTCGTCGTGTCCGTGCTGATGGCCGACAACCACACCCGCGTTCCGTCCGTGCGCGTGAACGTGCCCGAGACGGTACCGATGAAGTTGTAGATGTCGACGTACTTGGCGTCGAGGACCATCGTGTAGTCCCCGGCGCCGTTGCGCGTGATCGACCGGATGCCGGCGGTGCGTACGCCCGTGAGCGCGCCGCTCCCGCCGACGGTGTACACCGATTCGAAGCCAACCCAACCGAAGGAGTGATGTCCTTCGATCGGGTTGACGGCGTATGCGCCCGCGACGGCCATTAGAACACCTGCCCGACGCCGTTCCAGCCCACCGCGTCCGGAACGAAGATGACCTGAGCGATCATCCGGATCTGGCGACTGTCAGCGTCGAAGTCGTGGATGAACTGGTCGCCGCCCATGAAGGCGTTGGCGACCGGCTCGTTCCCCGTCGAGTACAGGTTCCACGTGCTCGTCATGAGGTTGTAGAACCGGTCCTCGGGCGCGAACGGCGAGCCGGTGAGAGCAAGGCGGCCCTTCGCGTAGCCGACCTGCAGCGTCTCGTAGAACACATCGACATCGCGGCCCGGCATCGGGTACCGGGTCTTGTTGTCGATGAGGTTCTCGGCCGTGTCGATGTTGCCGAACGACAGGAGGGTGACGTCGGGCTTCGAACCCGAGCGACGGCTCATGTTGTTCGCCAGCGCCTTGATGTTGAGCAGCAGGTTCCCCTTGTTGCTCGTCTGCCGCCAACCGGACAGCGCGTCCACCTGGTCGGAGCGGTCGACGCCGAACCAGCTCTCACCGGCCGACGGCGCCGTGAGCGGCAGCCAACCCGAGAGGCCGGCCGCGAGCTGCGCGGTCGCCGAGGCGATCTTGTCGCCCTGGACCGAGAGCACGTGGCTGTTGGTCGGGGTCCACGTGCCACCGCCGTCGACGCGGATAACGCCGCCCTGAACGTCGACCTTCTTGACGACGGCCGTGCCGGTGTCGAGCGACGAGGAATTGGCCGCTACCGCCGACACGAGCACCATGTCGACCTCGAAGTTGATCGCCGTCTCCGGGATCGTGAGCGTGAGGTCGTACAGGTTGCCTGACGGGTTCGCGTTCGACCCGATCGAGCCGCGCACCCCGAAGCCGTCGCCGTGAAGCATCAGCTCGAGGTCGTCGGCGCACATGTTCATCGCGCCGTCCTGGCAGTCGGACCAGAGGTCGTAGATCGCCGCGAGGTCACCCTGCGACGCGCGCGCGTCGGTGTTCAGCACGGTCTGGTACCCGTAGGTCCAGGACTGCGTGACGTTGAACGCCGTGCGCTTCGGCTGCGTCGCGTTCGTGCGAGCATTCGCGAACGTGTGGCCGCGGCCGCCGCCGTTGCCGTACTTCTGCGCCTGCTGGACGCTCTTGCCGCCGAGGGCCTTCTTCTTGACCATGCCCATCAGGGGACGGTCGCGGAAGATGATGTCGTGATAGACCTCGGGATACCGGATCTTGAGTAGCGGCTCTACCGCTGCGGTGATGTTCGCTGTACCGGACGGGTTGGGATTGGCCATTGGAATGCTCCGCGCAAAGGTGCGTTGCTGGTCCCAAGCGGGGACCTGCGCGCCCGTTTGCCTCGGGGCGGCTCTCCAATGCCTTCGTGGCCGTTAGACGTGGACCGACGTGCCGAACTGCTCGATGTGCTACGCGCGTTGCCTGCGCGACTCGTCCAGTGCATGCCGCGCGGGCCCTGTCAAGTCCGCGCGGACTTCTCGGACACGTGTCCGACTACTCCTCTTCGACGACCGCGACCTGGCCGAGCTGCTCCTTGTCGAGCACCGTGTACGTCATCCCGTCGTGGGTGAACTTCCCGCTACAGTCCATCAGGTCGGGCAGCAGCAGGCGGTCGCCGGCCTTCACGTCGTCGATGTCCGTGCCCACGCCGATCACCGTCGCCATGTCGGCCCGGTCCATGTACCGCGAGGTCTGCGGGATGAAGAGGGCGCCGACCTTCTCGGGGTTGACGTCGCGCCGGATGATGACACGCCCGGGCATGACGCGCTGAATGCGCGACGGGTCGAACGGCGTGAAGCTGCGGATGTCATTGACGCTCATCGGCGCACCCCGAAGAACCGTTCGCGCAGTTGCTCGTTGATGTCATACGCCGTCGGCCGGTTGCGCGGGTCGTTCGTGTCGAGCCCGGGCCGAGCCTTGTACCTCTGCCGCGTGGCGGGCGCGGACGGACGGCGCGGGTCGGGCCTCTGCGATGCGGCCCCGAGCTTTTTCGCGCGCGCCTCCCACTTACCGTCCTCGACGTCCAGGAAGTGCTCGAGCACGGCCTGCGCGTCCTCATTACTGAACGCCTTCATCTTGCGCGGCCTGTCCAGCTTCTTGCCCGACTCGTCGACCTCGCCCCGAGCAAACGCGAGCGCAGTGTCGGTCGCCGCGTCGCGAGCCTCGTCGCCGATGAGCGCGACGTTGTGCCAGCGCAGCTTGCCGTCGACCTTCGTGTCCTTGACGAGCGTCGCGACCGTCTCGGACACGTTGCGCTTCGCCTCGCGCATCCGCGTGGCCGCGAGCTCGGCGCGCGCGTCGGCGAGCTCCTTCTCGGCCTGCGTCGGCTCGGACTTCTTCGGCGCGTCCTCCTCGAACTTCACCGGCTCGCCCTTCTCGCCCTTGATGATCCGCAGGTTCAGCTCGGCCACGTCGATGCCCAGCGCCTCGGCCACGCCGACGGGATTCGCCTTGGCCAGTTCCTTCAGCTTCTCGATCCGGAGCCCCTTCGGAGCCTCGGCGGCGCGCTTCAGCTCGCGACGCAGCTCGCGGTTCTCGCGCTCCTTCTCGGCGATCTTGGCCAGCTCGGCGTCGGTCGACTTGGCGGCGTCGGCCTTCTTCGGCTCGGCGGGCTCCTCGGCGACCGGCTTCGGACCGACCCGATCGCCGCCGTCGTCATCAGGCACGTCGTCTTCGGTCAGGCGCGCGCCGAACACGGGCGCTCCGGATGGCGCCTTCTCTTTCGCCGCCTGGGCGATGACGGCGTCGCGCAGCCTCGAGTTCTTCGATTCCCACTGCCGCTCGTTCAGATCCTTCGCGCTCGGTCCCGCGAGAGGCGCGGCGACGTCGGTGCGACCGGTGGGCACGTTCGTCGTGGTCGGCTGCGCTGCGCGCGGGCCCGGCCTGCTACCGGGCTTTCCGCCCTCATCGACGTGCACGCCCTCGGTTCCGCTCGACTGCGGCGGCGCGGCCGGCGTCGTTTCGACTGCCGGCGCTGCGGCCGGCCCTGCTCCCTTGCGTCCCATCTCGTCACCCTTTCTGCGGTCCGACCTTATCGGCCGCGTCGATCTGCGTCTTCAGCTCGAACATCTCCTCGCGGGTCGGCATGCCGCCCGAGTCGCTGCCATCGAACTTGCCCTTCGGCCGTGGCGCCTCGGCCGGCGCGAACTCGACCTCTGCGCCGTCGGCGAACCGGTACCGCCTCACGCCGTGCTTCTGCAGCACGGCCATCTTCGCGTCGAGCACTTCGATCAGCGCCGTATCGGCCTGGTTCATCTCGTCCTCACCTGTACGGGTTCTCCGGCATGAACTGCTCACCGGCGTCGTCGTCGCTCCGGTTGCCCGCGCGCCGATCCATGAGCGCGGCCTCGTCGTCGAGTAGCTTCTGCTCGTCGCTGCGCGTGTCGGGCGTCTTGTACCAGTTCGCATAGATGCCCTTGTACGCGTACCGGAACGCCTCCGACGGGTCGGGGTGATGCGACGTCGAGTACGCCCACAGGTTCGTCGCTGCCTTGTCCTTGTCCCACGTGGTCATGAGCATGTCGGCCGCGACGTCCGACTCGGGCGGGATCTTGATCTCGCCGCGCCGAAGCCCGTCGTTCACCAGGTCGACCTCGCCCTTCAGCTCCGTCTTCTTCGCCGCCATGTCGACCGGGAAGCCGTGCCGGTTGCGCAGCTCGGCCATGAGCGGCTTGCCCGCGTGGGCCGGGTCGATGAACCACGACGTCGGCCGGTAGCGCGTCCGGTACGCGAGCAGCTGGTTCACGATGGCCGTGAAGTCGAGGTCAGCGCCGCGGCCGGTCACCCACTCGTCGACCAGGTGCACGCCCGGGTCGCGCCGACTCTGGCCGATGACGACGATCGCCATCCTGTCGATGCTGCCCGTGTCGACGCCGATCGCGAAGCGCCAGCCGACCGTGTCCTTCGTGACCTGGCGGAAGAAGCGGCAGCCCTCGCCGTTCTTCAGCGAGTCGTACTTGTACGCCAGCCAGTCCGTCATCGGGACCCACGCCGCGAAGATCGACCGCTGAATCAGCGGGTCCTCGACGGTGACGCCGCGCTCGGCACATTCGGCCGCGACCCATGCGTCCGTCTCCTCCTTCGTACGTAGCGGGTTGTCGTACGCCGTGAACGAGTGCTTCGTGTACGCGGCGTTGCCCCACGCCTTGAACCAGTAGCCGACGGGCGCCTCACTCGGGATGCCAGCGAGGATGAGCGTGCCGTCGTAGTCATACAGGCAGTACTTCACGACGACGGTCAGGAACTCGATGAGCACCTCCTCGCGCAGGTCCTGCATCTCGTCCACGATGCAGAGCTGCATCTTCTTGCCGTTGAACTTCGTGATGTCGCCGAGGTCGTCGCAGGCCAGGAAGAAGATGCGCGAGCCGTTCGGGAACGCATACGTCAGATCCTGCAGGTCCTCATGGACGAAGTCGCCGACGGGCATCCCCGCGCGCTTCAGCATCGGCTTCAGGATGGGCTCGACGATCGTGTCCGCCGCCCACCGGAACGACTTCGTGCAGTAGTAGACCTGCGCGCCCGGGATCGAGCAGCACACGTCGATGGCGCGCGCCACAATGCCGGTCGACTTGCCGGCGCGACGACCGCAGCACGCGGCGATGCGCTTCGACAAGTCCCGCGCGAGCGCGAGCTGCTTCAGGTGGACGACGCCGTTGTCGTTCGAGCACGCCTTGGTCAGGTCGAAGACGAGCGGCGCGGCGTCCTGCGCTGCAGCGACCTTGCGCGCGAGCGCGGCGAGGCTCAACTGACCGACCTCAGCCGCGGCCGCCCGCCCTTCTTGGCCTCGGACAGCAACTTGCGCAGCCGCTTCTCGACCTTCTCCTCGATGAGCGCCTCGTTCCCGCGCAGGCCGTACTTCTGCGGGTACTTACGCTCGAGGCGCCACGCGGCGGCCTGCCACACGCCGTTGTCGGCCGCCGCCTTGACCAGGCGCAGGTCGGCCAGCTCGGCGTCGCCCATCGCCTTCCGCACCTCATCGGACCAGGTCGCGAGCTCGGACGTCTGTCCGCGACGGCCGGCGCGCAGCCACTGGAACAGAGTGATCTTGGCGATGCCGGCGCACGCCGCCGCCGTCTCGAGGAACACGCCCTCGGCCAGGTAGCCGACGATCTCGGCGCCCTTCTCGGGTGTCCAGGCCAGCACGGGCCGCGCCATCAGTCCATCTCCATGAGCAGGTACGGCGCGACCCGGAGCGGCCGACCGTAGCGCGCGCGCTCGAGCGCCACGCCCGCGGGCGTCTGATACACCGCGCGCGCCAGGCCGTCGCGCAGCAGCTCGCGGCCGAACCCGCGGCGCCGATACGCCTGCTTGACGTACACGTACACCAGGGCGTCACCACACGTTGCCGACCAGCCCACGTAGTCGTCAGGCGAGCCGTCGAGCACGAGAAGCGACACATCAAGGCGCCCGTCCGCCATGGCCCGCTCGACCGGCGCGATCACGGCAGCGCGGAACGAGCTCTGATTCGAGATGCCGGCGTGCTTCCCGTACGACTGCGCGAGCGTCGCGAAGATGAAGCCCCGCGCGTCGCGGTCCAGGTCTGTCCTTACGGTCACGCCTTGCACCGGGGTTGCCTCCCGAGTCGACGCCTTGCCGACTCCGCCCCCGTGCACGCCGCTGCAGCGCTGTCAAGTCACCGGGAAGCCCAGCGCTGCCTCGCGCGGCGTTGCATCGCGCAGCACGTTCTCGACCGGCACGACGTGGACCGCTCGCGCCCAGCGCAGCGTGAGCTTCTGGTACTGCCACACGCGCACGAGCAGGAGCCCGTTGTGCTCGTCCTGGCCCACGACCAGCGCTACCTGGGGGCCTCGTCGCCGGGAGGCCGCTCGTGTCGCGTCGGCCGGCGGGATGCGTGCGATGACGACTCGCCGCGACTCGGCTTTTTTGGGTACGTGCTGGTTCACTTCGTTGGCCTCAGGTGCACCAGGGGCCTGCCCGTTTCCCGGCTTGCCTAGCCCTTATTCGCGATGTCCTCCGTTCGACCGCGCCTCATCGCTGCGCGGGAGTGCTGCGCGGCCCCTATACGCGCTTGAACACTCCCGCCGCCACAGGTACGAGCCTGGGTCGGCGCTGCTGGTCTGGATATCGCCCCTTCGGCCCTCCGTCGGGCCTTTTCGGAGCTTTCGGTTGAACCTTCGCGAGTCGATAGGACTCGCTGGCGACAACGGCGTCGACCAGTCGGTCGCCGGTTGCATGTCGCGTGGGCGGCTGGTAGCGCCCCTCTCTGAACGGCCTCATGACGCCCGAGCGGTCGCGAGCGGCACCGCCCCTGTCCGCGTTCAGGAGCTCGCCGTGCTCACGGCACCAGAAGACCCATCCGCGCTCGGCGTCTTCCCACTCGCTGAAGGCGACTTCTTCGAGCCTGGCGATCCGCGCCCTCTTGGCCGACAGCCACTCGCGCATCCGCCGGTTCGTGGGTTTCTGGTAGTGCCATGAAAGGCGCTCCTCGAGCTTGAGCGTCGTCACGCCGATGTAGCGGATTCCGAGGTCACCAGCGTCGTACAGCGCGTACACGGTGTACCGCTTGCCGGCACCGCGCATCTCGCGTTGACGAGGTTGCAGGAGTGCCAGCGCCATGGGGGTCCAGCTCACGCTGCTCTCCTCGCCGCCAACCAGTCCGACACGTCCCCGTGCGGCGGCAGTCCAGGAAGCGGGCGAATCTCGACCGAACCGGCGACCCCTACCAGCGCATCGCGCACCTGCTCGGCGTGCTTGTGCCCGGGCTCGTCGTTGTCCGGCAGGATGCAGACCTTGCGGCCCCGCAGCGCCTCGCCGTACTCGGGCCGCCACTTGCCGGCGCCGCTCACGTTCGTCGTGGCGACGCGACCCATCCGCGCCAGCGCATCGGCATCCTTCTCGCCCTCGACCACGAGCACGGTGCGCTCGACCGGCGCGGCCAGGAGCTCTGGCAGCCGGTACAGCACGCGCCGCACGCCCTGCATGTCCCAGCGCCATCCGCCCTCGGGTCGCGGCTGTCGCTGCCGGAACGACTTCGGCTCGAGGCGGACGACCTGGTACAGCAGTACACCGGTCTCGTCGAAGTAGTCGTACGTCGCCGAGATGCGCGCCCGCTCGCCGTTCTTCGCCCGGGGCAGCTCGCCGCGCGTCGACGGCTTGAGGTCGTTGCACTGGCGCGGCACGTTGCCGCTCGACAGCTCACGGCACGCGTCCAGGAAGCTCAGACGTCGCGTCTCCTGCACGTAGCGGATCACGTTGCCCTTCGCGCCGCAGCCGTAGCAGAAGTAGCCCCAGCCGCGAGGCGTGAGCGCAACACGCATGCTAGGTGAACGGTCGTCATGGAACTGGCAGCGCGCGAGCCAGGCGTTCGGAGCGATGGGCTTCGGCTTGGACTCGGGCGGAAGCAACGCGAGCAGCGACGCCGTGCGCACGAGAACCTCTGTGTCGACACGTGCCGCCTCGGCCATGATCAGGCGCCCCCGCTCCGCGACCTTTTGCCGCAGGCGTTGCCGATGGCCTTCGAACGGAGCAACGAGGCCATCCACCGTTCTGCGTCGGCCACGCGCTTCGCCTTCTTGCGGGCCTCTGCTTCACCGCGCCGCCGGCCGCTGTCCTTCGTCGCCTGGCTGCTCAGTCCGCCGTCGGTAGCGTGCCACCCGATCGTCAGGCGCCGGCTGTCCTTGAACTGCCTCACTGGCCGCCCCAGACCCTGGCCAAGTTCGACGGCGCGTAGCGGTACCGGTCGTCTCCGATGAGGCAGACGTGTTCGCCGCGCAGCCCGCACTTCACGCACGGCTCGCCGCTGATCTCGCGCCCGCGGAAGTCGACCTCTTCCTTCGACGGCCGCCCGGCGCACAGCTTCGGCACGGGCAGACCCTCGTCGCGCGCGCCGTACGCGACCATCTTGACGTATGACTTCGAGCGCCGGACCGCCGCGGCGATCTCCTTGCGCGGCACGCCGTCGATCAACATGCGGATGATGCGATCCCGCACCGCCCGGCCCTCTGCCACCGTCACGCCCGGCTTCATCCGCTTGCCCCCGCGCCGAGCATCCAGCCGTCGCGCTCCCTGATGAACAGGCGGCCCTTGAGCGTCCCGATGATCCAGCCGCACCGCTTCGCCTTCATCGCCTTCGCCTCCTGTTCCGGCACGCCCAGACGCTTCAGGTGGCGCACCTGCTTGACCGACCCGAGGCCCTTCTTCTTGCGTTCGACGAGCTGTCGCCGAATCGCCTTCTGCCGTTCGACCGGCATCGCGTGCGCGCCGTCGATGCCCTGCCGCGTGAGCCAACCGGGCAGGTCGAAGGGCCGCATTTCCGTCTCGAGGTTGACGGACTCGCCGAACATCTCCTCGTCGGTCAGCGGCGAGCCGACCAGCACGTCGCCCTCGGCCCTCGCGGCCCGGGCCGCCACGCGCCGCACCGCCCGCTCATCCCGCCTCGCGATCTCCTTCTTCGCCTCCTCGACGGCCTCGAGCACGTCACCCCCGCCGTGCTTCTCGAGGATGCCCGCTGCGAGCTTCCGCACGCGCTCGTCGAACACGCCGCCGAGCAGGTCGGACGGCAACGCGAGCTTGTGCCCGTGCTGGCCATAGTTCGCGTCGAAGAAGAGCGCCTTCGGCTTGGGGCTCGCCGCGATTGCCGCGCGCCGTTCCTCGGCCGTGTCCCAGCGGTCGACCGTGCCCGGCCATGGACGCGTCACGCGGCCCGGCTTCTGCGCGAACCGCGCGCGCGACTTCGTCTTGGCCAGGTCGACCACACAGCGCAACTGCTCGTCGTCGTACGCCTCGACCAGCATGTTGCAGGTCAGCAGGTACGGAAAGTCGCCGCGCTTGTGGCCCTTCTTCAGGTTGGCCTTGTCGTCGTCGGACAGCTCGCCCCAGATCGCCCGCGCGCAGTTCGGCTCGATATCGTTCAGCGCCTGCGCCGCGACGCGCGCCGTCTCGACGCCGGGGCAGAACACGATCGCGCGCAGCCCCTTGCAGTGCTGCACGACCGCGCGGGCAATCTGAGCAGCGACCTGCGCTGTCTGTACGTCGAGCGCGTCCTGGTCGAGGTCGCCATTCTTCGTTCCGACCTTGTCGAGGTCGACGCCGGACACGTCCATCGGCACCCACGACAGCGGCGCGAGCCAGCCGTCCTGAATCGCCTCGTACAGCGGGTACGTGTGCGCGACCGACTCGAACACCATGGCCGGCGCCTTGCCGTCCCCGCGGTCGGGCGTCGCGGTCAGGCCGAACACTCGCGCGTCGGGGTACGCCCCAAGGATCTTGACGTACGTCTCGGCGACGGCGTGATGGGCCTCGTCGACGGCGATGCGCGCGAAGTACGGGAACCGGCGTTTGAAGTCGGCCAGCCGCTCCCCTCGCAACGACTGCACCGACGCGACGACGTATTCGGCGCCGGGCCACGCGCGGCGCTCGGCTTTCTCGATCGCCACGGGCTTGCCAACAACGTGACGTAGCTTCTGCGCCGCCTGCTCGATCGGCGCCATCTCCTGCGCCAGCACGAGCATCGGCGCGTGCTCCACGCCCTGCATCGCCAGCAGCACCGTCTTCCCCGTGCCCGTCGCCGCGACCACCAGCGTCGAGCGGTGCGCCGCGAGCTCGCGGTTGATGGCCGCGTGCTGCGCGTGCTGGTACGGCCGCGGCGTGATCGCAACGGTCTGAGGCGCCCACAGGCCCAGCTGTTCGACGGCCGCGACGCTCATTTGCTGCGCCTCTTGTCCGTCCGCACCAGCACGCGAGTCGTCGAATCAGTCCAGCAACGGCGGCACAGGTCGAACACGACGCCCTTGCCGAGGTCGACGCGGACCGTGACGGTGACGTTCGTCGCACCGCAACCGACGGGAGCGGGCGCGCAGGTCATGCCGACACCGCCCGGTAGACCTCAAGCAGCGTGAACGGCGTCGTTCGTTGGATCGTCCGCTGCACGTCCTGCGACAAAACGCCGCGGGCGCGCAGCTGCTTGACCAGCGCCGCCACGGCGGACAGGGCTACGATGCGTCTGTCGGCGAGCCGTCGAACGAACACGCGCCGAGCGCGAGGCGCGCGGTAGCGTCGCAGGTCCTGCTCGGCGATGTACCTACGCATCGCCCGCTCGGCCTCTTTCGCGAGCCGCAACAGATCCGACTCGTCGATCTCGTGCCGCTTGCCCCCCCCTGTGCCGGTCCGGCGGATGATGGTCACGCCGTCGAGGCCAGCTCGTCGAGCGTGCCAGAACGAAGCGAGCGGGTCGCTGCCGCCCGTCTCGTCGCGAACCAGCTCGAGGATTTCGCGCGAGCTGAACCCGGTCGACGTCACGGCTCAAGCGCCTCGGCAAGTTCAACCAGGGCGAATAGCTCGTCGGCCTGCCCTTGGTCAGCAAACGTGCGCCACGTCTTCCGGCAGGCGTGCAGCACCGTCGTGTGGTCCCGGCCGCCAAATAGCTTGCCGATCTGAGGGAGCGACAAGCCCTCCATCGCGCGCACCAGGTACATCGCGAGATGGCGCGGCCGCGAGTAGATGCAATGGCGCCCGCCGAACAGCAGCGCCGTTCGCGAGATGCCGAAGCCGGCCGCGATCGCGTCGATGATTCGACGGGCCTGCGCCGCCGCGAACTCCGACGGCCGCCTCACGCCGCCCTCGCGACTTCCGACACGATCGCCTGCGCGTGGCAGCCGCCGCGCTTGCACTTGTTCCCGCGGCGGAAGTTGCACCGCCCGCACGAGGGCACGATGTTGCCGCGCACGTACCTGCCGCCCGCGTGGCCACAGATCGGGTACCGGTCGATCGTCGGCTTGCGCAGCCGCGCGCCGCAGTGGTAGCAGGGCACGGTCCGGCCGTTCCCGCCGAACCCGGCCGCGGGCGACATGATCCATTCGCGGCGCACGCGACGGTCGTGCGTGTTGCCGCGCGGGTCGTAGTGGTGCGACCGATGTGGCATCAGCGCCCCCTGTTCACGTCGCCTCGCCGGCGCGCCGCTCGAATTCCTCGAGCGTCAACGTTTCGCCCTGGTACTCGACCTTGATGCCCTTCTTGGGCTTGGTCCCGGTCGGACGCGGCGGCGCGGGTGTTTCACTGGGTGACAGAGGACCCGTCGCAGCTTCTCGCTGCGCACCATGCCCGGAGGCCGCCGCGTCCTTACCGGAATCTCTCGGCGCCGCTTCGAATTGCGCCTTCGTGACCGCGCCCAGCTCCATGCACATCGGGCAGAACGGACCGGTCAGCGGCCGCGATTTGCCCTTGCACTTCGGGCAAAGCTGGTCGGGAATCTCGAACCGGATCAGTGCGGCCAGGTCGTGCAGACCGTCCTTGATCCGCGAGACGATGCCCGGCTGCATGTTGAACAGCGCGCCGCCGGTCACCTCCGACTGCATCGCGCGCAGTTGCTTGTCGAGCCGCGCCAGCGCCTTCACGATCGGCTCGACCGTGGTCCGCACGTGGTCGGGCAACTCGTGTCCGCGTGCCTCGATCAGAGGGGCCGGCGGCGCCACGGAAGCCCCCGCTGCGCGGCTCCCCGCCGGCCCCTCGTCACGAGCTTTCGCGCGCTCGTCGGCCTTGCGGACCGACTCGACCGTCACGCCCGATGCTTCGGCGACGATCTCGCGCGCCTGAGTCCTGGTCGTCTTCGGCCGGTGCGCCTCGCGCTGCTCGGCCGACTTCCCGGACGCCTGTCCGAGAACTATCGCCTCGGCCTTGTCGACGAGCGCCTTCGTCAGGGCGGCCTTATCGTCGTGTCGCCGGTGCAGGTTCTCGTAGATCTCGGCCTTCAGCATGTCGGCGGGCGTCCAGTCCGTCCCGAGCCGCACCGTCACGTTCTTCGCCTTCCGCAGCTTCAACGCGGCGATGCGGTCGCAGCCGGCGATCAGCTTCTTGGACTTCGCGTCGACCCAGGGCACGTTGCCGGGCTCGCCGCCGGTCGCGTCGTACGAGTCGGCGAGCAGTCGGACGTCGGGCGCGGCCATCCGCTGCGCGACGCGACCGGGCAGGATGAGCGACTTGATCGGGACGGATTTGAAGCCGACCCACCTCATTGGCCACCTCCGAACTGCGCGCAGCCGTGCAGCGCCGCCACGAGGCCGCGCGGGTCGACATTGCGTTCGCGCTTCCAGGCCTTGACCTTCTTGGCGTACTTCAGCCGCGCCGATCGCTTCTGCGCACGCCGTCCGAGCCGCACCGTCGTGCTGCCGCTCGAACGCTCGTCGAAGAGCGCCTGCCACTGCGCCAGGCCCTTGCGCCACTGGACGCCCGGTCCCTCGACGGCGCCCCAACCGATGGGCTTCCTCGCGATGAACCGCGTGAAGCTGGACAGGATGCGCCGACGCCGCGCCTTCCGGAGCGCCCGCGAGGCCTTGCCGTTTCCGCGCAGCGACGGACCGCGCGTCTGCGCCGTCTCCTTCGGCGCGAGCAGCTGCAGGACGGTCTTCTTCGTCTTGCGCCTGAACCAGCCCTTGACCGTTGCGGCGAGGGCGGCGAGCGCCGGGATGATCCGGAAGCTCACTGGCCGCGCTCCTGCCGCTTGATCTCCCGGTCCAGGTACCAGGCCGCCTTACGCAGGTCGGTCAGCGGCGGGCCCTTCCGCCCGGCGCGCAGGATGTACTTCGTCGCGTTGCCGAGGTTGAAGCCGAGGCCGAACGCGTCGATCACGTCGATGGCCTCGACGCCGTTCGCCTGGTAGTGCGGCGGATGGTTCACGTCGACCTGGTCAAGCCGGACCGCCGGAGCCGCCTTCACTTGCCACCTTCAAACGCGATGCAGAGCTCGTCGAGCGAGGCGCAGATCGTCGCCTCGCGAAACATCAGCTCGGGCTCGTGGTCGCCGACCCACAGGACAAAGCAGGGCTTGTGCTCGCCCATCGCGTAGCCGAACTCCCAGGAAGCCGAGCGGCCACACGGCAGGACGTAGACGCACGCGTCGCAGTCGCGCAGCGCGCCGATGTCAGCGGCATAGCCGTCCTGCGCGACCGGGTGATCGACCATCGCGCGGTAGTTCTCGGCGTTGACCTTCGCGCCGTGCGTGTAGTCGACGGCGCCGACCTGCTTCCACGAGAAGCCCTCATTGCCGGGCTTCGGATTGCGGAAGTCGTAGACGTCATGGCCGAGGCGGCGCAGCTGCTCGACGACCGCCGGCTGCATGACGTTCCGCCACGAAGACGCGACGTAGATCTTCACGAGGCGACCTCGACGAGCTTCCCGGCCTCGTCGCAGCGGTAGAACGTGTTCGGCTTGACGCCGTCCTCGCCGACGTACCCGACCGTGATGCGCTCACGCGGCGGCGACTTGGAGTAGTCCCACCAGCGCACGACGATCGCGCCCATGTCGCCGGAGCGGGCCTTCCCGCTGTAGCCGGCCGTCGCGGTGCCTCTGTCGCCGGCCGTCGCGGTGCCTCTGTCGCCGGCCGTCGCGGTGCCTCTGTCGCCGGCCGTCGCGGTGCCGCTGTCGCCGGCCGTCGCGGTGCCGCTGTAGCCGGCCGTCGCGGTGCCGCTGTCGCCGGCCGTCGCGGTGCCGCTGTCGCCGGCCGTCGCGGTGCCGCTGTAGCCGGCCGTCGCGGTGCCGCTGTCGCCGGCCGTCGCGGTGCCTCTGATGATCGGCGACCCTGCTGGCGCGCGCGTCGCGATCAGAGCGGCGGCGCCCTTGGAGTCGCCGACGTAGATGACGGTCCCGCGCGGGAACTTCACCTTGCCGTCGAGGTCGACGATGTCCTTGGCGGCCACCTCGACCACGAGCCACTTGGCGCTCTCCGACCAGTCGAGCAGCCCGGCGCTGCCGACGCCCCACAGGAGGCCGTGCAGGCCGTTGCCACACCGCTTGGTCGGCTTCCAGTCGGGCGCCTCGACCGGTCCGGACGTAGGCCAGCGGAACGGCTCGCGACCGTCCTCGCGCGAACCGCCGTGCGCCAGCATGTCGGCGTCGCACGTCCGCATGACCAGCACCGTCTCGCCGGCGGGCGTGGCGACGGCCTTGACCGCCCTGCGCTGCGCCGGCTTCTTCTTCGCCCGGGCGGTCACGCGAGCACCGCCGCCGGTCGCGACGCGAGAACGCGCGCCGTCAGTTCCTGGTTGGCCTTCTGCGCGGCCAGGCCCGTGATGACGCCGGCGCAGGCCCTGCGCGCGTTGCGCCGGATCGCCGCGAGCAGCCGCCGTGCGCTGTCCTCGGCGATGCCGCAGACGAGGCACGCCGCCAAGAAATTCCGCTCGGACCGCGGCAGCCCGCGTGACGCGAGCCGTCCGGAAAAAATGGCGCGCTTAACGCCAGTGGTTACAGCGGTTTGTTCTTGATTCCCGGAAGGATTGGCGCGGCCAGAGAGATTCGAACTCCCGACCCTCGGTTCCGTAGAACTATGATCTACGGGCCGCGTCAATCCCCCGCGGACGGACGGCTTGCCGTGTCGCATGGGGGCTCCTGTTGTCTCGAGCCGCCTGGCCCCTCTCGCCGCGCTCTGCACGCGAGTTCCGACGCCCACTGCGGGAGCTTGCGGAAGAGGCCAGGTGACTCGAAATGGTCATGGGCGCCGGTGATTCTTTGTCGACGATTCCGATCGGGAACACAAGTGTCACCGGAGCGAAACTCGAAAATGTGGGCGTGTTACTACGCGGTGACCTCACACGCGCCCACATGTACCGGAGCGTACAGTCCTGTGGATTGCTTACCCGCGGCGCGCTTTTTCCAGGCGCTCCTTCGCGCGCGCGGCGGCGCCCGCCCCGCGTCGGCGGTGGTAGCGGTCGATCATCTCGCGAGTCGTCCAGCCGGCCATGTCCATCAGGTCCCGCTCGGGCGTGCCGAGCTCGAGCTGTTCGGACGCGCCGCCAGCGCGCAGGTCGTGCGCGACGAACCGCTCGCCGTCCGCACCGATGACACCGGCGCGCGCCGCGACCTCTTGGAGCATGCGCAGGAACGTGCGGTCGTTGTAGCGCGCGCCGCGCGTCGAGCAGAACACCCATGGCGCGCCGACGTAGCGCGGGGCCGCGCGGATGTCGCTGGCGGCGCGGTCGGACAGGATGGTGATGCGCGTCCCCTCGCGATGGGCCTTGGTCTGCGACAGGTCGAGCAGGATGGCGCCGGCCTTGAAGTCGAGCTGCGACCAGCGCAGGTCGCACAGTTCGGAGCGGCGAAGGAAGGCGTCGAACTTCGTCGAGATCATCGCACGCAGGGTGAGGCCGATCCGCGTGTCACGTCCATAGTCGAGCGCCGCTGCGCGCAGCCGGTCGACGTCGTCGCTGGTGACGCTCGTTCGGCGACCGGGCGGCTCGGGCTCGTCGGCGTGCTGGGCGATCGGGTTCTTCGCGATGTGCCCGCGCTCGACGGCCCAGTTCAGCACACGGCAGAGTCGGTCGACCTCGCGGTTGCGCGTCGCGGGCGCCGTGGGCGTGCCGGTGCCGTCGCCGCGCACGTGGCCCGGCTCGCGGGCGCGCGTCGAGCGGTAGTCGTCGAGCACACCGTCGTTCAGCTCCGAGACGCGGCGGTCGCCGAGCAACCTACGCAGGTGCTTGTGTCGCGCGCGCTCGGTCTTCGCGGCTCGCAATGACGCGAACTCGGGCGACCGTTCGTAGCGGTCGATTAGGTCAGAGACGGTCGGGTCCGAGGCGGCACCGCGACCGGCCATCTCCCGCGCCACGGCCAGGGCGATCGCCCGTACCGTTTCCTCGTCCATGCCCACAGTCACGCCGCGGTCAACGTAACCGGTCAGACTGAGGTTTTACCTAATAAAAACGGCATTATGGTCATACGAGTGAAAGCAGCGTTACCATTGGTAGAATGTTGTACGGTTGGGTCACCGTAACCGCGCTGACACAGGGGTGAAACTCACTTCGGTCGGCCCGGCTCGAGCGGCACCGGCATCGGCTTCCATTCCTCGCCGTCTGAGTCGAAGCCGGACCAAACGCGGCCAGACTTGTCGCGGATGACGAAGAAGAGTTCGCCGCGCGACGGAACCCACACGGCCTGCACGTCACAGACGAATACGCGTCGCCGGCGTCGATGGTTGGACTTCATGCCGCCGCCTCGTCGTCGCCGAAGTCGAGCTGCACGTCGTTGTCCGGCACGTCGAGCTCGACCTCGCTCTGCGCGTACGGCGGCCACTCGTCATTGCGCTCACAGACCAGCAGGCGCTCGAACCAACCGCGGTACGTGCGGCGCGCCTGATCGATGGTGTTCGCTGACAGCCGGAAGACCGTCACGGCGTACGGCGGCTTCGGCTCGACAGCGACGATGCGCACGTGCTCGAGCAGCCGACCGCCGGCGGCCAGGCCGTCGAGGTACCACACGCCCTGCGACAGCCATCCCATCTTGAGCGCGTGCCAGATGAAGCGCGCCGGGTCGGCCGTGTTGCTGACCTTCAGCTCGGTCACACCGTCGAACGCGATCGCGTCCATGCGGCCGGCGCATTGGCGTTTGCCGAACCGCCACGTGCATTCCTGCTCGAGGTCGCCGTCGAGCGCCTTCATCGCGAGCCGGTTGGCCTTCACGGCGTTCGCGATCGCCGTGGCCGAATCGTACTCGCCCGGCGTCAGGATGAGCGCGCCGTGGTTGTCGGCCTCGAACGCTTCGTAGTCCTTGCCGCGGCGCGGGCACGGGTTGCCCTTGTCGGAGACCTTGTCCCAGATAGTGACGCGCTGGCCGCCGAGCACGAGAGAGTGCACGGCACTGCCGACCTCCATGGCCATGGTCTCCTCGACGGTGGCCGCCGCGTAGTGCAGCGGCGACCGGGCCATGAGCTTGAGCCGCGAGAACCGCACCGGTTCGAGCGCCATCAGGCCGCCGCCTTCCCGGCGCGCGGCGCGGTCGGCCGGACGCGGATGCAGTCGACCGTGTTCGGGCCGAACTGGCACGTCGTCGGGTAGATGGTGATCGCCTGGCCGATCCAGTCCTTCACCTTGAACGACCCCGTGATGCCGGCGATGGTCTTCATGTTCGTCTTGTTGAG